AGCAACCGGTGAAAAAGCTGGTCTATGGGGAACAATAACAAATACAAACTTACAAATTTTAGAACAATCAGCCACAGGATATTTAAGTCAATCCATGGCTTCTGGAAACGTCACACTTACATTAACAAATGGCGCTACTTCAGATGGTAAAAACGCTTTTTATGAATTAACAGGAACTTTAACTGGTAATAGAACTTTAACTATGCCTAGCGGTGCAGAGAGATCTATTATTGTAAAAGATTCTACAACTAGAGGAAGTGGTTCTACACTTTTCTCTTTATCTGTAGAAACGGCTAGCGGAACAAGTGTTCCCATACCAATAGGTGCGTCTGTTGCCGTTGTGTCAGATGGCACAAACATGAAATTAGGATTATTATCTAAAGGTTATGGAACTATAAACTCAGCTTCTGTAACTTCGTACACAGCTGTTGCTGGTGATCAACTTTTAACAAACACTACAACTGCGGGTATTTCAATTACATTACCCACGTCAGCTGCAACTGGAGATGAATTAACAATAGTAGATGCTCGAGGAACTTTTCAATCTAATAATTTAACGATCGCTAGAAACGGTCACAACATAAATGGATCTGGCGCTAATTTAATTCTGTCAACAAATGGTCAAGCTATAACTTTAGTATACGTTGATACAACTCGTGGCTGGGCGTATAAGACAAACACAGCATAGGAGGATGAATTATGCCTCTTACAAGAGTTAATTTTGCACCTGGAATAGACAAACAAAACACAACTGTTGGAGCAGAGGGACGTTGGGTAGACTGCAATAACGTTAGGTTTAGATATCAACTGCCAGAAAAAGTAGGTGGTTGGTCCTCTTTAGTTACAGATACGATTGTTGGTGTATCTAGAAAAATGTTTCCTTTTGTAGATTTAGATGGAAACCGATACGTGGCCATCGGAACAGACAAACTGTTGTTATTATATTTTGAAGGTCAGCTTTACGACATAACACCTTTAGACACAGAAATAGAAAATGCAACCATACAAACATTTGCAGGATCAAGTTTAGTAACAATTACAACTAGCACTGCTCATGGTTTAGAGCCTGGTGATATTGTTCTTTTAGATGATACCACGTTGCCAGGTAGTAGTGGTTATTCTACTTCTGACTTTGATGGTAAAAAATTTCAAGTTACAAATGTTTTAAACGCTACACAATTTCAAGTAACAGCAACAACTTCAGGCACACCAGCAAACGCTGGTCCTGGTGGCAGCATAGATATTGCACCTTATGTAAGAATTGGTCCTGCTGCACAATCTTACGGTTATGGTTGGGGTATATCTGAATGGCAAGGATCTGTGGCTGGTGCTGCAACCACTACCCTTAATGGCGCGTTAAGTGCTAACTCCTTTGGTACAGGTGGATCTGGTACAAATGTTACGTTAACTTCAACAACAAACTTTAGTTCCGCTGGTAGAATATTAGTAGAGGAAGAATTAATATCTTATGCATCTATCGCTGGTGCTAATTTACAAACTATTGTTAGAAATGTGAATGGAACAGATAATGCAGCACATGATAGTGGAAGAGCTGTAACAGATGCTACAAATTTTTCTGATTGGGGTGAAGCCACAGTTGCATCAACAGTGCAACTAGAACCAGGACTTTGGTCACTAGATAATTTTGGACAAGTATTAGTAGCAACGATTGCTAATGGTAAAACATTTACCTGGGATGCAGGGGGCACATTACCTTTAACAACAAGAGCTGCAACAACTACTTCTGGTTTTGCAACAGGCAATAATCCTACCGCAACAAGAGCTAGTTTAATATCGCCAACAACAAGACACTTAATTCATCTTGGAACAGAAACAACCATAGGAGATGCTACAACACAAGACGATATGTTTATAAGATTCTCTGACCAAGAGGATATAAACACATATGCTCCCTCTGTAACAAATGCGGCGGGAACACAAAGACTACAAGATGGCAGTAGAATTATTGGATCATTAAAAGCTAAAGAAACAATTTTAATATGGACTGATAATGCCCTGTATACTATGAAATTTATAGGAGCACCTTTTACATTTGGTTTTGAACAGGTGGGCACAAACTGTGGACTGATAGGTAAGAATGCTGCAGTTGAAGTGGATGGTATTGCATATTGGATGAGTCCTAATGGTTTCTTTTTATACGATGGTACAGTTAAAACACTTCCCTGCTCTGTTGAAGATTATGTATATGATCAATTAGATATTACAAAAGGTCAACAAGTAAACGCCGGACTAAACAATCTTTTTGGTGAAGTGACTTGGTATTATCCTACTACTTCATCAACATATAACGATCAATATGTAGTTTATAATTATGGTGAGAGTAGACAACTACCTATTTGGTATATAGGAACAGAAGCGAGAACAAGTTGGATAGATGGAACTATATATCCAAAACCGTTTGGAACTAAGTTTGATTCTACTGCAGAGGGAACTTTTCCTGCAATAGTTGGTGTATCGGGATTAGGACAGACCACTTTGTTTGAGCATGAGATAGGCACAGATCAAATTAACCCTGATGGGACAACTACAATAGTGCCATCGAATATAACATCGTTTGATTTTGATTTAGATTTAGAAGGCACATCAGGCCAGTTCTTTTTATTTATGCGTAGAATATTACCAGACTTTAAAAATCTTGTGGGTAATGCTAAGATAACCATGTCAGTAAAAAGGTTTCCACAAGAAACTGATACTGCAACCACGTTAAGTCCCTTTACGATTACATCATCAACAAACAAAGTTGATACTAGAACAAGGGGACGATACGCAAATATTAAAATAGAAAATGATAATGCTAGCCAATCGTGGAGATTTGGCACACTAACATTAGACTTACAACTGGATGGTAGAAGATAATGAGTATATTACAATCAGCCATAGAATATTTAGTTCCTAAAGGAGATTTTGAAAGAATTAGATCTACTGCTCCTGATCAAAGAACATATAATATAGAGGCAACTAGAGATCTCGTTGAAAACATGCCATTACTTGCTTCACCTTTTGCACCGGTAGGAATTGCAGGAATAAGTTTACCATACGATGTTATACAAGGCACAAAGAGAGCTAGTGATAAATTTTTTGAAGCCAACCCAACAGCTTTTGGAATAGATGATTATGGCGAAGTTCCAATAGGACCTAGTTTGTCTGATGTAGCCACATCGATAGATGCTGAAAATCCATTATCAAATGTTGTAGAAAGAACACAAGGTGCAACTATAGGGTTAGCGAATAGATTAGCTAGATCACCAGAATTTTTAAATAATCTTTTCTTTACCACAGCATACGCTCCTGAAGTAACGGAGGACGAAAGAAAGTCTATTGAACGTCAACCCTCTTCATTTAGAAGTTTAAGTGATCCTGAAGATTATGAAGGACCTGAAAGAGACAGTCTGTTATCAAGAATTTTAGAACTGGGAAAAGGATTAGGTGGAGGTATTGTTGATGCAGCCAAAGGTGCTGGTAGTGCTCTCTCTAATTTAGGTATTGTTGGCGCTCTTAGAAATTTAGATCAATTTAAAAATTTATCTCAAGCAGATCAACAATTTATACTTCAACAAGCTGGAGGTAACGTTCCTGGTAAAGATAGATTTGGATATAACATAAGAAGTGCGTTTGGTAATTATGCTAGTCTTGTAGGTAATAGAGCTGATATTGCAAAAGAAAGACAAGCAAAAGGTTTACCTTTAAGAGCAATAGATCTGTATTATTTAAATCAAGAAAAAGAAAGACAAAAAGTATTACAAGAACAAATACAAGAATCTATTGATCAAGGTAGATCAATGCAACAAAGTTATGAAGATTCATATTCTAGTATGGGATACAGCTCTCCCGCAGAAAGGGCAGCTGATACACCTACAGGAACTTTAGGTAGAGTATAATGGCAAAGATAGTAGTGAGATTACCAGAACCAAAACCAGAGTATGATATCTCTAACCAAAAACAAATTAACAGAGCTTTGACTACAGTTGTAGAACAACTTAATTCAACGTTCTTAGAAACAGAAAAAGAGGAGCAACAAAGATTTAATTTC